GTGGATTTGTAAATTTTTAACATTTTCTAATATAACTATTTTTGGAGAATTATGTTTGATTATTGATAATATTTTCCAAAATACATTACTTCTTTCATCATCAAACCCTTTTTGCATTCCTGCAATACTAAATGGCTGACAAGGAAATCCTGCTGTTAATATATCTGATATAGGTATATCAATATCTTTGATATCTATTAAATTTTTTTTTGTCAATTTAATATCATTATTTAAATTAAATATTTCTTCTGAACTATCCAAAATGTCATTAGCAAATATAGTATTCACCTTTTTAGTTTGATGAAACGCATATGAAAATGCACCTGTCCCACAAAATAAATCTACTAATGTATATTTATTTGTTTGTAAATCACACGACTTTTTTTCAATATATTCTTTATCTTCGATAATTAATTCTATTTTTTTTTTAGTTTGTGTATTAACATTTATTAAATCAATTAATTTACTTTTATTTTTGGATTTACATTTAGTAATTCCAAGTTCTTCACACTTCGTTAAAAGTTCGGTTTTTGATAATTTAGTTAAATCCATTTCTTAAATAATATAAGTTATACTACTACTAATATAAGTGATATTATTAATTCAATTTTTTTATTATTAAAAAAAAATTATATTAAAATTTTAAAGATAATAAAACAAGTAATAGCATCAAAATTGATTTTACATTTTTTCTTATTTTTTTGTCCTATAAAATGGGCGTTCATACTTACGAAGTATCGTTAAATGAACGATACTTCGTAAGTATGAAAATGTGTAAATATGCGTTGCTCTAAATGTCAGCGAAGTGTGAAGATATAAAATATTCAATATAATTAATTGTATTTTTCCCATTTATAATATTACCATTATATCTTGTTGTTTTTGATTTCCATTTTTTATTTTTATTCTGACATTTTACCTTTAAAATTTCATCATCATCATTGTTTATTATATTCCGTAATCCAATATAATTATTTTTATAATCATCGTAAAGATTTTTATAATCATCGTAAAGATTTTTATATTTTATTATACTTTCAATATTTGTAAAACAAATACTTTCATCATTTACATTATATCCTGTATTTCTACCAACTAATCCTTGAATAATTGTTGAGTCAAATGGATTTTTAGAATGTCGCTCATAAAGAATACCAATATATGTTTTTTTTTCAATTGTTTTTGAACATCTCAATAATTCTTTAATAAAAATAAATGTATGTTTTTTTGGAGTTTTATTTAATATTATATTAATATCTGTATTTTTACAATTATTACTACAATCTATTTTTGTATATTTTACAGTTTCTTCACCAAATATTTTTTTAAAATTTAAAATTGTTTTTTCTTGTTCTAAACCACTTTTTGTTCTTATAATATGATATAATGGATTTTTGTATTTATTAATAATATTTTTTATTTCAACAATATTATTAAGTATTTCTTTATTTAATTCATTATCTTTGCCAGAGTCTTGATTCGGTAATTCTTCGTTTTCGTATATTGATTCAGATAATGGTTTATATTGTCTTATTCTCATTTCACCGTCAATAACTGATTTTTCATTTAATAAATCATATGAACTTTTATAAAATCGTCCAGGTTCAGCAAAAATTATATTTTTTGATTTATCCCATTCTAATAAATTATATAATGTTCCATCTGGTGTTGCTGAATATTCCAATAAATTTATATTATTTTCAATTAATTTTGTTTTATTAAAAAGTCCAGCGTTTTTAAATGCAATAAATAAAGTTTGATTTCTACAACATCCAAAATGTATTTCATCAATAATGATTAATATATTTTTTTTATTTATTATTTTATTTACAAAATTATTAATTAAACCATTTCTGTGAATTATATTATCTTTTAAAATATCAGGCATTCTTTCTTTTGTTTGTGTTATCCAATCAATTGAAGATAACGGTGTTATAATAAAAATATTTTCAGGAGGTATTAAATTATTTTTTTGTAATAATAATTTATAAATTGTATAAAACATACTTCCTGTTTTTCCAGTTTGAGTTTCTGAAATAACCATAACATTTACAACTTCTTTTTTATAAAATGAAATTAAAACATCTTCGGCTATTTTTTTTTGATTATCTCTTATTTCAATTCTTTTTTTATTTTCTGGTGGGTTTGAGCTCATTAATTGTTCCATTTGTGTTATCGCTAATAATGTATTTATATTTGTTAGTTTATCGTGTTTAATTATTAAATTTGTATCTGTTGAAACTGTTAATTCTTCTCGTAAATTTAATATTTTTTTTTCATACTTTTCTTTTATTTCTCGTTCATATTTTTTTTTATATTTATAATGTTTCGCTGTTGGTTTAATAATTTCCCATTCTTCGTTATTGTTTTCATTATTTATTAAAATTGAAATTTTTTTATTATGCTTTGCTCTTTTTTTATATTTTTTATTTATCGTGTTTCGCTCTTCATTTAAAAGAGATGTCATTATTTCACAAAGTTTTAATTTTATTCTTATTTGATTTTATTCATTTAAAAAAATGACAATAAAATAATCATTTTTTTTTATCTTAAAAACCTGTGATTTTATTATGCTTTGCTCTTTTTTGAAACAGTTGCAAACCTTTATACATTTCAAACGCCAATTTTTATATAGAATATTCTATATAAAAATTAAAAAATACTGTTGTTATTGTGTTTTTATTGAATAATTAAAAAATAATAATAAAATAATATGGCGAATTTAGAATTAAAAAAATTTGATATGAAATCAATTAATTTTAAAATTAATGATAATAAAGGTCCTGTTGTTTGTTTAATTGGTCGTCGTGATAGTGGAAAATCATTTTTAGTTCGTGATTTGTTATATTATCACCAAGATATACCAATTGGAACAGTAATTGCTGGAACAGAAGAAGGAAATGGATTTTATGGAAAATTAGTTCCAAAATTATTTATTCATAATGAATATAATACAGTTATTATTGAAAATATACTTAAAAGACAAAGACAAGTATTAAAACAAATAAAAAAAGAATTTACAATTTATAAAAAATCAAATATAGACCCAAGAGCATTTGTTATTTTAGATGATTGTTTATATGATAATGGTTGGACTCGTGATAAAATGATGCGATTGTTATTTTTGAACGGAAGACATTGGAAAGTAATGTTAATTGTTACGATGCAATATCCATTAGGAATACCTCCAACATTAAGAACAAATATTGATTATGTTTTTATTTTAAGAGAACCTTATTTTGCAAATCGTAAAAGAATATATGAAAATTATTGTGGTATGTTTCCAACTTTTGAAAGTTTTTGTCAAGTTTTAGATAGCACAACCGAAAATTATGAATGTTTAGTTATTGATAATAATGTGAAATCAAATAAACTACAAGATATGGTTTATTGGTATAAGGCAAATGACCATAATGATTTTAAATTAGGTAGTAAAGAATTTTGGGAAATGAGTAAAGATATACCTTCGGATGATGAAGAACCTCAATATGACCCTTCTAAAATAAAAAAAAGAGGTTCAGGACCAATAATTAATGTTAAAAAAAATAAATGGTAAATAACGAAGTATGCGAAGTATGCGAAGTATGCGAAGTATGCGAAGTATGCGAAGTATGCTAAGTCGTTTATTTTTGTAAATGAAATGGGTTTCCTGTTAATTCATCTAAACCGTGTTTTGAATTTTTGTCAATAACAATATTCTCTCCTTCAAACAATTCATCTTTTATTTTTTCAATAGTTATATTTTCATCATTTTTAAAAGTTTTTTCTTGTGTTGTATTTGAAATACCGATGAGATTACCTTCTTCATCAATATCTTGTGTTAATAAATTGCCTGATTTTTCAGCATTTTTAATATTTTCTTCAATTGCTTTTTTCTTTGTTTCTTTTAATCTTTGTTCGAATTCAAGTTTTGCATTTTCTTCATTTTTTATTTTTTCGTGCATTAATTTATTTAATTCTTCTTCCATATATTCAACACGACCTGTTTTATAAGCTTCTGGATCCCACAATAACCATTGACCGACTGGTCCAACAAAAATATCAAAAGTTGGGTCAATTTCCCTTAAAATTTTGCATCTTAATTCTGCTTCTTCTTGACTTGGATAAGAACCTCTAATTTTTACTCCTCTTGTTGAAGTTTGAAAATTATGAATTTTATTAAATTCTTTTTCATACTTTTCTTCATTTTTATCCATAAAATTTTTAAAATCATTTGAAATATTGTAGTTTGTTAATTGTTTTTGTTCTTCATCAACAAATTCTTCAAAATCTTTCATTAAAACATCACTTTTTATTTTATATTTAAAACTAATAAAATTTAAAAATTGGATAAATTTTTCCATTGATTTTGAAAAATCCCATTTATTTAGGAATTTTTCAAACATAAAATTATTTTTTTGTTTTAAAATTGTTTCAGGAGATAAAAAAGAAATACAACAAAAATTTTGACCTGCGACTGATTTGTCAACATCCAATAAATCAATATATTTAGGATTATTTTTTCCTTCTTTTGTCAATTTTCTTTCAAATGAAATATTTTTTTTTGACATTAATATATTTATTTAAATAATTTATTTAAATGTTTATTTAATAAATTATATTATTTTTTTCTTTTATAAATTTATAATAAAATGACAGGAATGTTTGACATTATGGAACTTATTAAAAGAATTATTAAGTATTTAGTTGAAGGTTTGATGGTTTCATTAGTTGCTTATGCTATACCTAAACAAAGTTTAAATTTTGAAGAAATAACTTTAATTGCTTTAACGGCAGCAAGTACTTTTTGTATTCTTGATACTTATTTACCAAGTATGAGTGTAGCAGCACATACAGGAACAGCATTTACAATTGGTTCAAATCTTGCTGGTGGATTTGGTGGATTTTAATAACATTTTTATGATATATTAAAAATGAATATATATTATAATATGGAAATAACAAAAAATAAAAAAACAAAGAAGAATATCAAGTATAAAAATAATAAAACAACGACACTTCGTAAGTATAAAAAAAGAAAACAAATAACTTCAAGACAAATTGATTTTTTAAATAAAGAAACAAATTTTTTATTACCAAGATTTCAAGAAGATTTCAATAAAAAATATAAATACAATCACTTATGGAGTAAAAAAATTCAAAAAATATTTCAATATAAAAATATTCCAAAAATAATAAATCCAAAAAGTGATTTTTATAATTATATAAATTATGATTGGTTAGAAGAAAAAAAAGAAGATTTAATAAAACATCCAACAAATTTATCTTATTCTAAAATAGATAATTTTAGAATTCAACAAAATAAAATTTATGATGAAATATATGTATTACTTGAAAATTATATTAAAAATAATAAAAATAAAAATACAGAAAATATTAAAAATTTAATTGAAAGTTTTAATTTTAAATCAAATCAAACAATAATTGATAAACATTTAAAAGAACAATTAATTATTTTAAATCATCATTTAGAAGACGATGATGTTTTAAAATTATTATCCTATATCAATAATTTTGAAACAATAAAATATAGAAGTCCATTTTATTTAGGAATAACAAGAGATATTTATAAACCTGAAAATTTTACATTAAAAATATTTTATCCAGAATTTTTATTAT